AGATAATGTTTTTATTACACCTCAAAACGGAAAACTTGTTATAGCTTGGAACGGAGTTAATTCACCACATTTAAAAGGGTATAACGTATATGTAGATGGTAAAAAAATTAATGATAAACCGTTAAATTCGACTAAATTGATAGTTAATAATTTAGAAAATGACAAGTCTTATATGGTGCAAATTAGCGCTATTAACAATGATGACATTGAAGGAGAGAAAAGTAAGGAAGTTTCGGAAAAACCTTCTTCTGATGCTTTAGAGGTTGAGTATGATGTGAAAATGCCATTCTCACCATTGGATTTATTAACATCTAGTGTTTCGTTGTTAGCTATCTTAGGCGGATTTATATTGTTATCCATTGCAATCATTTGGTTTAGACCGTTAAAAGAGTTGATTGTCAAAGCGGTGAGAAGGGAGAAAGATAAGAAATGAGTTCGTTTTTATTTAATGCGATATTAGGAACGATTTTTGCTAAACTTCTTCCTTTTGTTGTACCTCTTTTGTTTTTATTAAGTGCTTTGCTTTTTGCAGATCGTATTATTGATGTGATTTACCGAGCATTAGGAACAAGGAAGTAAAACATGGGAATCATAGGAGATGCGTTTAAGAAGTTAATTGGCTTGTTGTGGGAAGTTATTAAGTGGATAGGTGATTTGCTATATAGACTCTTTCAACCAGTCATAGATGTAATTATGAACGTTATAGAGGTTATATTTGCTCTTATAGATGCCTTTTTATATTTCTTATATTGCATTGGTTTGGTTGTTACCAAGTTGTTTATATTAATTTTTCAGACCGCAAAACTCTTATGGTCGCTAGTGGTTGGGTTTGGAAATACCCTAGCGAGTTTAACTTATGTTCCTGGTTTTAAATCAGCGGGAACAGGTTATACAGAAGCAGTTGGAAAGATTTTTAAAATAATAGAGCCGATGCAAATGAATTCAGTTGCTTATTTATTATTATTTATTCTTTGGTTTACGACAGCTATTGCAGCAATGAAATTAATCTCTTCTATACGTATAGGGGGCGATTGATTATGGGTGTTAAGGAGAAATTACATAGTTTTGTAGATTCTATTTTTCAGCCTATTATTAGCTTTTTAGATTTATGTATCGAAAAGATACAAGGTATAAACATGGTTGTAGCGACGGGTATTGATGTTGGTAGATATTTAAGTGTGTTTGGAGATATGCCGAGTCCGTGGCAGAAGGTCATAATTTCGATGTTAGCGTCTGTTACGTTGCTTGGTAGCCTTTTGATATTTAGGTCAGCTATGAGAATGTATTACAGCATAAAAGAGGGGGTTAAATGGTGGTAGAAGCGTTTGGATATATGTATGTTTTAGGTTTTGGGGCTTCAATGGGTATCCTTACATCTGTATTTATCGGATTAAAGATATATAACAGAAAAGGAAAACAACAGAAACAAAGAGACATTATAGGGTAGGTGTAAATGATGCTTAGTTTAAGTAGATTTAGCAGGTCGAAAATGAAAGAGGAAGATTTTTTCCCAAGTACAAATGATGTTTTGATCGTATTTGATGATGAAGCAAAAACAAGTGATATTAAGCGAATTAACAATATAGAAGAGGATACATTGTTTGTTACTGGTGAATATGCAGTACCAATTGGTGATTGTGAGATAACAAATAGCGTAAATGGACGTAATTTCTTTTATAGAGCGCCTTCTCAATCGGTCCAAGAAACAAAGAGATTAGCGCAGTTAGAAAAGAGTATGGTGTTAAAACATATCACTCAATTTAAACCGAAACCTCCAGAGAGTCCATTTGACATCATGAAAATTGGTTTGATGCTTATTATTCTTGTTGCTTTCATCGTATTTGGTGCAGTAAGTTGCTCAAATGGTAAAGCAGAGCAACAACAAGTACCGACACAAACATATCAAAAACCTAGTCAATAAGGAGAAATAAGATGAATAACAACAGTAACGCTGAAAAATTACAGAATGTTATATCAGATAATCTTTTTCCAGAAGTACAGCATATAAGCGATGTAAAGCAAGTTCTGGAAGTTATGAGACCAAATGCACAGGAGTTACAAGAGCCACAAGTAAGAGCCTTAATTTACTTACAGAAGCTAGGAGAGAATACATATCTTCATGGGGAAGAAAACCCATATAAAGCAGTTGCTGAGTTCATTATGGAAAGTAAGGTTAATGTAGCAGATCCAGAGTATTACTTGAAAACTATTGAAGGGTTGATTCCAAAACCACCAAAACCGATTGTAATGGCTGAGAAAGGAAGAAGGTAATGGCTCATCATATTTTTGTGCAAGGACCATTAGGAGCAGGGAAAACGTTTATTATGTCTGTTCTTGCTCATCACTGGAAACAAAAAGCCTACGAGCAAGGGGCAGATATAAAATTATTTTCAAATTATGGTTTGTTGGATTCTTATCCTATGTCTCACTATACAGATTGGTATGAGGTAGCGAATGCTCAAGGGAGTATCACTTGTTGGGACGAGTGCCAAATGGCTTTTTCGAATCGTAAATGGTCGAAGCATGGTTCTATCATAGCAACCGAAGTAATGATGTTCACAAGGAAAATGAAGAGTGTACAGATATATTGTTCACCTTCTATAAACAATGTGGATAGTCGTATAAGACAGATCGTAGAAATATTGGTTGATGTTCGCAAAATCGGAAATAAGGGGTTCTCATTGCGATTTATGGACTATCAGACAGGAGAATTTTTAAACAAAACGTTTCTACCAATGAGTAAGGCTAAAAGATATTTTGGATTGAATTTATATGATACATACGCAATGGTGCAAGGGTTTCCTTTACCACCAACAGAACGTGAATCTGATAAGTTTTTTGAGAAGTTAGAGGAAATTCACGACAGATCAAGAGGAAAGAAACCAGTTGTTTTAGATAAAAAGATTTCGATTGAATGA